ATACAAACAAGAGGAGAGGCTGCGGCTTGTCCATTCACGGCAATAAGGGAGCCTGCTCCGAACGAATCAAGGTAGCTCCACTCGCCGTCTTCACGCATAAACCTGTGATTACTTGTAGCTTTAATGCGGTATCCGCGCTCGGTGACGACCTCGAATACCTCTGCAATGCCGTTGTCGAGAATATCCACGACGCGATTAGAGAAGAATTTCCCCGTCTCTTCATCGAGAGAGCGCAATTTTGTTCTGCGAAGGCCGCTGTTGTGGCTGTGTTTGCGATTCCACAGTTCAAGAAGGGTGACGGGAGCCTTGCCGTGACGTTGCCCTTGCCTGTATACAACGGTATCTCCGGTAAGACAAGCCACCGCCGCGTTATTGCACATAGCCCGAGCCGCCGAGTTGCAGATATTCTGGTTGTCCCGCATGACCTCGGCGGGAGCCTTACCCCATATCGAGCCGTTTTTGTTGCGGAACGATGCCTTGTAGATGTTACGTCTGCCAAGCGGGTGAGGATTAAGGCGGGCCCCAATGACGTAGGTCCCTACCAAATATGCAATTACCGGGTACTCTCGATATGGGTCCGGGATCTCTTCGACCGACATGCCCCACTCGCGGAGCATGAATCCCTGGACGGAGCCAAAGAACTTGATGCCGTCAATATGCCCCTCGGGGTCCTGTGTCTCATTGGGTCTGTCGTGCAGGTCGGCAATTTCCGTGTCGTAGGCCACCCACTCTCTGTAGCCTCTGGCATACTGCTTAAGGATCTGGTCGATTGCATCGCTGTCGAACCCTTCCACTCCTCGCAGGGCGTCGAGATCGCGACGAGTGTAGCGTTTCCGGATGCACAGGTCTCCATCCTGGACAGTCTTTGCCCCCGGAGCCGGATATACATCGAAGAAGTCAACCCGGTCGTATTCCTTGACGATCTTCTCCGCAACGGTTATCCGTGACATCATCGTGCCCTGGATAGGCTCCCATGCGAGCACGGAACGCTTGCGATAGATCGGCCCCTCCATGAACGCTGTCGGGTAGGTCGCGAAATCCTCAATGAATTCGCTTAGGCACTCATACCACTTGCCTTCTGTAAGTTCATCGTCGACGTTGTTCTCAATGGCGTCGGCATCCTTCTTTGCCTGTTCGCGGACCTGCGCAAGTAGCTCGTCCTTGAACTGCTCGGCTGCCTGCCGGAAGTCGTCCTCGCTGATCGCCTCGGCGGGGAGTGTAGCCGGATCTACTCCCGCCTGTTGCGCCACTCTTCCCATGTAGTCTTGAACGAAGGCTTGCGTTGCCTTCTGCACCAACTGGGGAGGTATGTCAGGGATCGGAGTGGGGTCGATGGAGTACGGCTTTTCGCCTGAGGGAAGCATGATGTCCTTGAGCCAGCCCTCCAGGGCCCGGCACTTGACATCGGTAATCATCATGTAGATGTTCGTGCCATTGGACTGCTTGATTAGCTGCTGGACATCCGCCTCGTAGATACCCTCGCGCTGCCGCAGGCACATCAGGCCGCGCTGCTGGATCGTGGACTTTGCCGANACGGCGGCGGTAAAGGCGCTCCGGATGTGAGAAGCGAGGTTAGAGATCACCGGTCTNTTCTGCCGNGACTGGAAGGCCGTCATTGCCTCGGCCTCTTTTTGCTTCTCGATGTCCTCATTGGAGAGGCGACGGATTAGCGGTCGCTCGGCGTAGGTCTTGCCGGTCTGGACAAGAGGTTCGGGCGTTACGAGGCCTTGGGTTGGCATCAGTTGATCCTCTCGATGGTTATGTGCTTGCCGTCGTTTTCCACGATCCGAAACACGGTCCCTTTCGGAAACCCGGCGAGGTCCTCAAGAAACCACCTGTCAAAGCGATGCTTACCGACCCTAAACGAATCGCTACAGATGTCGTAACCAATGGGGACAATCTTCTCGCAGAGGTACTGCAACCCCCTGGAAGGAAACAGGATGCAGCCGATGAGGATTAGGTACCATGGAGACACATGGCCAAGCTGCACGCCGCAAGCGCTGGACAGCCTGCGGAAGAGTTCGCGCCGGAAGTTGCGCCAGCTTGAGAGGCCCCACTTCGAACGAAATCCGGCCCAGCAGTAAGCGGCCCTATTGGGGAAAGGATAGAGGTCGTCGTTCTTGCAGAATTGCCGTGCCTTGCCGACGATGTATTGAAGCTTCACCATGCGTAACTCACCTTCTTTATGGGCTTGACGGCAAATGGAATCGTCTTCTGATCGAGCGTGGCGAATGTCAGGCAGAGGGCATCTGCCGAGTTCGGGCTGCGCTTCAGGAGTTCCTTGAACGTGTCCTTGTCCATGACCCGGATGAACTTCCCCTTGACCTCATAGGTTGCGGTGTGGAGTTCTTCTAAGAGTTCATCGTCAGGCGGAAGCATCGACCCGGAATCCACGCGCAACCATTCCCGGCATTTCCACCAGAGCTGATCTCGCATGATCTTGAACTCGCCTTCTTCGACGACTTCCGTTGGCTTCTCCTGCACCTTTATGCCGTGAGCGTTGCATCGCAGCCTGCGCATGTGGGGGGCCACTCCTGCCCCTACTCCATTGGCATCGACGGAAACGCCGTACAGGTTGCGTCTGTGATATTCCATGGACCCCTTGTCACCGGTTTCCATCATATCGACGCCTCCCCATCCGGTAAGCCGATCTACATACCCGCCATAGCGGAAGCAGGCTCTGGTGAGATCATCCCCGAATTCGGCGACGTCGAATCCCATGATTCCGGCAACGTCCTTCGGCGGGATCTCTCCCCACTTTGTGACGTAGAGGTCCCAGCGGGCCCTGGCGGCCGCAGTCCACTCGCGGGAGATGAGCTGATTCGTGCCCTGAGCCGGGTAGCGGCCGAGAACCATGTACGAAAAAGCCGGATTCATGATCTTGTAGAAGCCGGCTTCCAAAGGAGGCATTACCTTTCCTTTCTGGTCCTTGGCCGTCGAGCCAATCAGGAAATCGGGAAGCCCGAAGGACTCGGCATCCGGGGGCTCTGCGTCTGTCATCCGGCGGCACCACTGATTGATGCGGCGCACGACAGTCTCGCGATCCACGGCTCCAGGGATCGCGCTTTGGCCCGCCATGACATTCGGATGGTTGAGTGCGGAGAGGCTCACGACATTGGCAAGTCCGTCTCGCTCCATCCGGTATACGGGCCCTGCCTCGGCTCTGGGGTTGAACATGACAAGCAGCCTGCAATGACCTCCGGACATACAGGATTCAATCCCTGCATATACGGCATCGGGCACAGCATCTCCCTCGTCTACGACAAACAATATGTGAGGCGCATGTTTGCCGGCAAATTTTGCCTGTCGTTCCGCATCTGTTCCCGCTTGCGGTATGGTCACACCGGTGATGAATGAGCGCGGATTGCGTTCCAGATGCATGTTTTTGTGGGAAAATTCGGAAAAAATAGACTTATGCTTGATTGCCAGGTTCCCGATTTCACCCCATAGAATGCGCCGCAGGTTGTCCTCGGGTGGTGCAGCNGCCGTGTAGACTTGGGCATCGGGGAAGCATTTGGCAAACCACACGGCAACGCGGGCCGCTCCATGACTTTTACCTGTCTGATTGGCCGATTTGGCAATCGTTACGGGGTTGTCCCTCACCGATTCCATCATCTTCTTTACGTCATCGGTATAAGTCTCGCCGAAAGTGGTCTCGCAAAACCCTACCGGGTCACCCTGGTAGGATTCAAAGGCCGCAGAAACCGAAAGCGCGCTCTCAACCACGCTTTTCGGAAATAATGCGGCTAAGTTCTGCGCGTACTGCCTCACCAAATCCGGATGGCAGTCCTGCAAGGATTGCATTCAGCGTCGCCTCGTCGAATTCAATGCGCCTTGTTTCGGCAAACATGTTTATGGCTTTCCCCAAAAGTTCGTAGGCGCGGTTTGCAACTTGGCCGTCGTATTTGAATTCTCCTGTCGGTTTTCCATCCTTATCCAATACCTTTCGGTACTGCATGGCCCGCTCGGCNTTTGCCAGGAGACCGTTGATCACATAGTCACGGGANAGCTGTGTTCCCTTGGCTATTTCCTCCTCTCCNTTTGCTACTGCCTCCCTGATTTCTATTTTTTTAAACAGATTTCCAGCGATGTTTCCGGCAGTGTGCTTGCTGTACCCTGCTCGAATCGCTGCCTGCGTGCCGTTCCGGTCAATCAGATATTCGTTTACAAACCTCTGTTGTTTTGGGTTGAGTCCTTTTTTTCTCCCCGTTTTCCTTGCCGTTTCTTGCTGGCTCATTGGTTTGTCGTTCACATACCGTGCCTATTCGGTTCGAAAAGTAGTTGTGGTGTGTCGTCGAGGTGAAGGAAAGCAGAAAATGATGGGATTGTCAAGATAAAAATTTCGGTAATATGCCGGTTGGCAAAAGCCTTAGCGGGTAGTCGTGCAGCTCTGCCCATACACCGTTTTCCCCCATGGCGCGAACTCGGATCGTTCCGGCTGGCCGGATGTCGGATACGGTTGGCTCACGATTGGGCTCCGCCTTACCTTGTCTATCGATCCTCTCGATCCTCTCCATCCACTTTCCCCCGATCCAAACTACCGGATACGTCGCCATGACAAAAGCCTTGCAAAGCCTGCTTTCTATTCGGTTTCTTGTTGCCAGGTACACGAGAATGGAGAACACGAGAATGACAATGGCCGCGTCGTACTGCCCTGAGTCGATTGCATTGTAAATGCTTTGCATAAAATCTCCTGTGAGTGTGATTAGGCTTGGTCTGTGTATCCATTCCGCAAATTCCAAAAAGTTGGACAATTCCACACAGGCCGTTTAAATCGGTTCTAAGGCGTTGGATGTCGGGCGGCGTGTCTTTTCCCTGGGTGTCGCCTTATTTTCTTGTCACCGTCCGCGCAGGCCCCTTGAGCGGCCATCCGTGCGCCCTACCCGTGCCGGGTTTTTACTGTGGCGTGAGCTTCATCACTTTCCTCCTCCTCGTCTTTCTTCACCCGTTTCCCGCAGTCGGGGCAGCACCAGACGATCTTTTCCACCGGCTTTCCGGTGCAATCGCATACGGGGCGACCTTCTTTTTCCGCGATAAGCTTGCGAAGATCGCTAAAGCTGAGAGCAGCCGCCTCGGTAAGCCAGACCTCCTTAACATCGTCGGAGCATCCCTTAGCCACTTTCAATAGTAATTTCAGTGAGCTGACCGGTATCGTGGCATACTCACATGGGACGTCGAAAGCATCGTCCCCTTCTCCGTCAACCGGGTGCAACAGCAGGGCCCCAAACTCCCTGTAAACCTGGATTCCGCCGAACAGGGAAGATTTGCGGAGTCCAAGCTGTTCGGAAAGAAACTGTTTCCAATCTGGAATCCTGCGCTTCACCTCCAGGGCATCTCTCCACTGCAACAATTCGTTCTTCAGCGATGACTTCGATGCGTCCGTCTTTCTCCGTTCCATCCTGTGCACGATCTGTCCTAGGTCATGGTTCATGACTCCTCCTTTGCGTCTACGATTTCTCCAATCCACTTAAGCATCGTGTCTATCGCATCTATCTTTTGGGATATTTCGGCATCGAATTCGCGTCTTCTCTTGCTTTCCAGGTACGCCTTAGTCGCTCTGCACACCTGCCGCAATACAAGCGCTTTCACGTTTTCTCTTGAGGTTGCGAATCGGTCGACTATGATTCCGGCTTCAATGATATTGGTTATTTCTTCAATTAATTCTTTGTCTTTCATCGATTTCCTTTGTAATGACGAAGTTGTCTTTATCTCCGTTAAAATAATTCGTTACTGTACTCCATCTCACCCCTGTTTTATCTGCCAATCTTCTGCACATAACTACCCATGCCTGCCTTTCCGTGTATGAATGGGCATATAAAACATGGATCTCTCGATTGAGATTGAATACACCCTTCCACAAAGGCTTAATCAGTCCTTTTCCACGTCCCTTCCGGCTTAAATCGACATCCTTTCGCAAGTTTGAACTCCTGTGTCATATCATTGGGATTCATTGTTGCGTTAACCCAATTCTTCGCTTTCACAATCTTGAGCTTTCCGGGCTCAATGGAAAGATAAAGCCTCGCCTTCTCTTTCGATCTCTCGCCCCCCAATCCTTCATCGCGCCCCTTGTTCTTCTGAATGGCAATCACGGCAATCCCGGTTGTTAGTTTGTCGAAAATGTCCTTGATGAGCTTCCCCACCTTGTAAAATTCTTCGTGTATTTCTAAATAATCTATAATATTCAACCCTTCCGGCCTGATCGCTTTGTAAAAATCGGAAGCTTTCTCTACAAAATGAACCTGCCTCCAGGCCTCTATATTGAAGTCGAAATGCCGTACTCGCTCCTTTAATTCAGCTTTTCCCATCTCGGAGCTGAAATATACCGTTTCCATCCTGGTCATGTTACGGGCCGCAAGATTTAGCAGGTAAGCCGTCTTTCCGGAGTTCACCTCTCCAGCCAGCACGATGATGTTTTTCGGCATGATCTTTACGAGGTCGTGAACGTCTAGGGGGAATTTTATATTTAACGGCGTTGCATCCGCCGAGAAAATATCGATTGTTGTTTCTTGCTCATCCTTTGCCGGTTCATAGCATCCGCGCTTGTCTCCGTATTTCCTTATTATTCCTTCCTTAACCAAACGCCCTATTTCAACCTGGCAGGCATGTTTTTGCTCTTTTGTGACAAGTTGTGACTCCTTGTGATATTCTGTGATATTAAAGTGACCTTCTAGTGACAATACCCAGTCCCGTAAGTCCCTTGCAATGTTCTTTTCTTTTCTGTCCGACCGTGCGATTGCAGACTTGATTTTTATTATTACTTCTTCTTCTGGAAATGGCGGTACACACGAATTTGCAAGTATTATTCCGTACTTAAACAATTCATCTTCTTTCGCCCCACCTTTTCTCATGATGTTTACGGCATGAAAAATAGCATCGTCCCGGTTCCCTTCTCTGGCTAAAATGTGACATTCTGTGATATTTGTGATGTTTTGTGATGTTGGTTTGTCACAGTCCCTTATATTATTAGTATTAATTAACTCTTTATTAAGAGTATTAAAGAATGCTTTCTTTAATATGAAAACAAGAGAGTCAGGCACGTCCGAAATTGTGGAATCCAGCCCCGTAATCCAAGACCATGCTTTCCCGTTGCCATTTACAGATGGCGGTGCAACGATAAAGCCGCCCTGTGTCCTTACGTCCACCTTTTCGAGAATGTTTGCCCGGTTCGATATCCCGTCAATATGCCGGAAATAAAAATGCCTTCCTCCACGGGGAGTGGACACAACCGGTGTTTCCAAACTATCTGGAATATACTTTTCTACTTCAATAAGTGCTTCCGTTGAATCTACGTCTACCACAAACAGATTCGATATTTTTCCGGTTACGATTCCGATGTTTGGATCGTTAAACTTTATAAACCATTCATTTATTTCATCTGTGGAAGGAAGCCGGTTTTGAAACTCTAACCATTGGATGAGAGGTTTCTTATCTTTTCCTACTGGAATAACTGACATTCCAAGAGAGAGATAATGAAGTGCAGATTCTTTCTTATTCATCGACAACCCCTTCACCCACAGAAAAGGCCCCGGAAGTTCCGTAGAAGCGGCAGAACCGTTTCTCTTCCGAGGCCATAATCTGTGAGGTTATAATTGTCGTGGTTCCACCTGTACTTCTACGGATATCCCTACATACCCCAAACGCACCCGCCTGTCAAGAGCATTTTTCGGTGGCTCTTTTCGGCGAGATCAATATCCTCCGGTNCCCCTCANCCTTGCCAGTGCCCTTGTGAGCTCCATGGATTGCCTGCGCAGCGCGCCNGTAGTGCGATTTCCGGTGATAAACAGAAGGTCGTTTCCTTTCGATTCGAGCAGNACGGCCTCTGCCCGTCCGATTAACTTGCGAGCCTCCANAATGACATCGACGATTTCCTTTTGTCTCACCGCCTCACCTCCGGAGTGGGTTTCTTGGATATTGACAGCATCGCCCATACGCACAGCATAAACATCCCGAGCATGAGGCATCCGACACCGATAAGGAATTGAATCATGATATTGTGGGCAAGGATACCGCCTCCTTCAGGTGGCGGAGGAATTGCCCCTCCTTTCTTAGATTTTTATTGACTTTTACGGTCAACATACTTACTATATGAACATCGTGAAACTTGCAAGAACCATAAAACTTAAACTTGACGTTCCGGTAGAAGCTATTAATCCAACTATCGAGGCGTACACAACGGCGTTTAATCTTGTGTGTCAAGCAGGTTGGAATGACGGTGATTCTAACGGAGTCTCTCTGCACAACAAAACCTATTCCGCCACTAGGAAATATCTTCCCTCTCAGCTTGCCGTATCCGCCCGCATGAAAGCAACCGAAGCCGTTAAGGCAGTTAAGACACGAATCAAGAAAAAGCAAAAAGCCTCTTGCCCACAATCTAAGCAAACGTCTATTCGCTATGATGCTAGAAGTTACAACGTCTGGTTTGACCGGGGCGAGCTTTCTTTGCTTACCACTGGAGGAAGAATCAAGGTTCCCTTTTCCGTTCCCGAACATTTCAGGCAATATCTTACATGGAAAAGATGTTCCGCCGAGTTGTTTGTGAGAAAAAACAAAGTCTTCTTGAACGTGGTTTTCAGCAAGGATGTTTCCGATCCTGAATTTACAGGCAAGGTCATCGGTATCGACAGGGGCATAAAAAAACTTGCCGTCACTTCTGAAAATAAATTCTTTGGCGGCGGAAAGATCAAAAAAGTTTCCAAGCGTTACGAGAGAATAAGGAGCGCATTGCAATCCCGTGGAAGTAAATCGGCAAAAAGACACCTTCGTAAAATTTCCAGGAAGGAGAACCGTTTTATAACCGACACCAACCACGTGATTACAAAGCGAATCGTTGAATCTATCGACAGTGGAGATGTGATTGCTCTTGAAAAATTGANCGGCATCAGGCAAAACGCGAGGCTTCGCAAGAAACAACGGAAGGATTTGCATAAATGGAGTTTCTTCCAGTTTGAGCAATTTCTCACCTACAAAGCGAACGCAAGAGGAATAGGCATCGCGTATGTTGATGCCAGGTACACTTCCCAGAAATGCAGTGCTTGCGGATACATCTCCCGATCCAATCGCCAGTCTCAAGCCCTTTTCAGATGCAAACATTGCGGTTTCTCTCTTAACGCCGATGTCAATGCCTCTAGAAATATCCGTCAAAATCACCTGGATGCTATATGCTCCCCAGGCAGGGCGGCAGTCAATCCGCCTATCGTAGGCTTACTCCGTATTGCTTACAAGCCGTCCGCTTTAGCTGACGGTCGTTGACAGTCCCCGATGACATAAAGCCATGTGTTGTCGCTACGATGTATTCTTCGGGGAGGGATGCAAGGCGTTGGGCCTCGGCGCTCTCACGTTTTGAAAGGCCGAGGGAATGAATGGTCGTTTCTACCGGTTCACCTGTGTTACCGGTAGACTTTCCTTGATATGGCTGGCCTCCGGTTGCCCTTTTCGTTTCCCTTAACATTTCTCCCATCTTGCGCTCCGCTTCGAGAGCGTAGGACTTCGCGTAGTTTATCGCCTCTTCTCCCATGCCCTTGCGCCGTGCCCAATCAGCGGCTGTTAGCGCGAGGTTTTTTAATTCCCTTGCCTTCTGGATCGTGTCGGCCTCCGCCAACATCTGCGAGGCCTTCTGGAAAATGACTACGGAATTTTGACTCAAAATATTAACTCCTCCAGACAAACGAAGGCCCGTTGGTTTCGACGACGCAGGCATTGCCATTGTCCCAACGGGCCTTCAATTTGTCTTGTTTTAGAGATGTCATAGCAACACCATTACGTCGTCGATGAATGTCTCTTATCACAAGCCAAACCCGTTTGCAAGGGGGATTTTCGCCCAACTATTTCTCTGTCTGCGGCACCACCTGTGACTTCTCCTTGAACTCCCTAAAAACTTCTCTCATTGCCGCGCACTTGGCTCCACGAATTAAAGTATCGGTTTCACGGTCGATGTCCTTGCGAATGTCGAAGGCAAGGTCGGCCTTGAGGCGTTTCCGGTAGACATCGACGTAGTGTTCGACGATGCCCTGGACTCTCTGTTTGCGCTGTGGACGGGTCACTTTGAGACCTCCTTCAATTTCTTTTTCAGGTCGAAGAGAATCATCGTGAGATCCGACGCGGTGAACTTCACCCGGCCCATCGCTTTCACTTTCAGCCTGTCGTATTCCTTCTGACCGATACGCTCTATCAACCAGTCCCGGAAGATCTCGGGGTCGGTATGCGCTATCCCGTCGTGGCAGGTCCAGCAAAGAGTGACGGAATTTTTTTCGTCGAACCTTGTTCCCATGTGCTTTCGGGAAAAGATGTGATGGCAGTATAGCTTGTTATGATCGTGGACCCTTTTGCAGTACAGGCACATACGGTCGCGCTTGCGAACAAGGGTCGAGAAGGCCCGATCCGCCTTGTCGATTAAAGCCTTCTTGTCGGCTCCTTTTAACTTCGGTCCGAATTCGAACCCCTTGAACTTGGACTTCCTGGATTTGCGTCGAATCATTTCACCCTCGGCGTATCCTTGCTTCCGACCTTGAGTATGCACCAGAACAGCAGGGCAACGGCGATCGTGGAAATGTAAACGATCATGGATTATACCTCGCAGTGAAGACCGCGGCGTAATCTTCAGGCTTCTCCATGTATATTATGCTCGTACCCAAGTCTTGTATCCACATCCCTACGGCAATGAGGTCTTTCACGTCCATTTCCGGCAGGCCCCTGATCGTGAGGGTCGCAACCGGTGGCTTCCGCCGCGTCGCATTTTTCTTTTTCATGGATAATTTTCTCATTTTAATCCCATTAGCTCTGCGGCGGTTATTTTGCCGTCCGTTTTCGACTCTATCTTCTTTGCCAGTTCAAGCCTAGGCCGATGCTTCTGCTTGAATAAAGCGTAAAGATATTGGCGTGTTATACCGTAGTCCCTTGCGGCTTGCGATATGTTGTCATAATTCCTTCTGACATAGGTTTCTAGTTTCATGGCGGTAGTGTAGCAGGAATAAAAAAGAAGTCAAGCAAAAAAAGACGTAAGTTTTCTCTTGACAGGCCGATTAGCCTAGTGTAGATTCAGCGCAAGAGAAAAAGGAGAAGGAAATGAAATACGAGTACAAGAATCGACTGACCGGTGAAGTCATTATTTCGTTCGAAACAGAGCAAGGTCTGCGTTTTGCGGATCTGCGCTCTGCGGATCTGCGCTCTGCGGATCTGCGCTCTGCGGATCTGCGTCATGCGGATCTGCGTCATGCGGACCTGCGTTATGCGGATCTGCGTTATGCGGATCTGCGTCATGCGGACCTGCGTTATGCGGATCTGCGTCATGCGGATCTGAGCGACGTGATCCTGAGCGCCGCGGATCTGAACTCCGCGAACCTCGATTTCTCGTCGGGACTGCCCTTCCGGTGCTCATCGTTCGACATCAAGGCCGATATAAGGCTTGCCGCTCAGCTCGCGTATCATTTCTGCCGTATCGATTTCGGGAAAAATGCAGACGCGAAAGCGGCAAAGGTTGCGCTAAAGAAACTGGCAAACCAGTTTCACCACGTCAATGAGTGCGGTGAAATAGAGTGATATTTTCCTATCCCCTGACTGCCTCCACGGAAAGCGTAAAGGCGGTCAAGCAGACCCGCTGAAGGGTGAGCGCAAGGGGCAAGGGAAGGCTCTTTGAATCACGAAACGGGGAAGGCGGCGTGGATGGACACGCAGAGAAGGTGCGGACTCGACATGAACGCCCCGCACTACCAGCCTAAAGCCTAGGCCCATGAGAGGCGGATACTGTCTAGCGTGACTAATATCGCCATAGAGCTATTAGTAACGCCCTTCCCCACTCTAACTAAGGGGGATGGCTCCCTGTAGGTGGACGGCGGTCAACCGGATTGAGACGCGGTCGCCAACTCCACAGCAGAACCCATCCCTCACAATAGCGGCAGGGGCCGAGTCGGCGGCCCGAGGAATGAACCGGAAGGGGCCGAAAGCGAGAGCGAGTAGGCCCCGGGAGGTGAAGACATGATTACGAAAGAAGAACGAGCGGCCATCTACGAG